TTCGGAGTATTACCAAAGGGCGCAAAGTGGATCGAGGGCAAAGCAAATCGCAACGACATGCAGTTCGAGCAGTTGAGTGCGCGCTTGCGTGATAACATTTTGGCAGGGTTTGGAGTACCGAAAGCAGTCGCAGGTATTGTTGACGATGTAAACCGTGCGAACGCAGAGGCAAGCGAGTATGTCTTTATGAAACACACGATCAAGCCAAAAATGGATCGTTTTGTTGACTTTTTGAATATGCAGATCGTGCCCTTGTTTGATAAAACAGGGCAGATATATATTGAGGCAGAGGAGTATATCCCGGAAAATGAGGAACTGGAATTACGAGGTATTGAGGTCGCACTTGCGCGAATGCCGTATAAAACAGTGAACGAAGTCAGATCAGAAAAAGGACTACCGCCGATCACTGGTGGCGATGTTGTGTATGGCAATGCTATGTCGACACCTATCGGATCACCGCAAAAGGACGCGAACGCAGTCAATCCATTATCAAGGGGCGTGAAAATAAAAACAGCCGATCCAGTTGATAGAATTGCACGCGTTGCGGCAGACTTTGCAAATAAGATCAGCAAAAATATTGAAACCAAAACCGAGGACATGGACGCAGTAGCGCACAAAAGCTTTGTCGCACGAGCCACAGACTATCAGGCGCGTTTGACCGATAGAGTAAAAGACTACAACCAGCGCCAACGCAACGAAGTTTTGCGCAACTTGGGTGACATACTCGCAAAAAGTATCACAGGAAAAACAAAGCTCGCACGCACAGACGTACTAAACGCAGCGCGCGAGATTGGTATCATGATTGATTTCGTGACGCCGATACTAGGTCAGTTGATGCGTGATCAGTTGATCGAGGAGTGGAACCGCAACAGATACGAGGGCGAGCCAGACGTCAGCGATGTACGACTAGAAAAGGTAGTGACACGCGCAGCAACTAGATTGGCGGAAAGCTACAACGACACAACAGCGAAATTGATCGTTGATGCTTTGTCGACTGGTATTGGTGAGGGTGAAAGTATTATACAGTTGACGGATCGCATCAATCAGATATTTGACTACAACGATGTGATCAGGGCAAAAATGGTGGCACATACTGAAACATTTTATATAGCAAACGAGGGAAACCGCGAGGCGTACCGACAGAGTGGATTTGTTGACGAGGTGCGATGGTATACCAGCGAGGCAGAGAATGTTTGCGAATTTTGCGGACCGCAGAACGGTCGCATTGTCAGGATCAACGATGTGTTTTTTGAAAAAGATGCAGAAGTCACCGGGCGCGATGGTGGAAAATTGAGCACGTCATATCGAAGTATCGACAACCCGCCACTGCATCCAAACTGTAATTGTTTTATTAGATCAGTGGTCAAGCCGATCAAGTCAATTGAGAACACGCAAACAGTCGAAAAAGAAATTGACGCCGATGCTGCAGTCGACAAAGCAATCGCAGAAATTGCCGGATTGTTCGACATAGCTATATAAATATATGAACGAGAAACCAACACCGACACAAACTAAATTAAACGAGCTACTGGAGGGAATAGCAGACGCAAAGGCTCGCGGTAAACTAGCAAAAGCATTGACTAGTGATATTTTGCCGTTATTGCGTGAACAGATTATCAAAGAGGCTGGCAGTCAGAAACTAAAGGAACGAATTGACGACAATCTAAAAAAGATAGCACAAAACGCAAAAATCCACAGCGATGTACTAACCGCATTGATTTCTAATTTGAAAGCGGTCGAAAATCAAACAGAGGTAACAAAGTTGACTATCGAAACGATAAAAACAACGCAAAAGGACGCAACAACTGATTTGATTACGGTACTAGTCGGAATGTTCAAAGAGAATATCAGATTTTTTGGTGAGGTTTTGCGCAAAACATTCAACGTCGCATTACCGCCAGAACACTATTTGACACCGCAAACAATGGTGATATTGGATCCAAAAACAAATAAATATATTGATTTGGTGGAATTACTAGGCGGATTGGCAAAGCGCAGCACTGGCGGAGGTGCTGGCGGTGGAGGTTTCAACGGAGTATTGCAGGGTCACGGAACTATCGGCACAGGTATGGAGACAGTAACAGCGGGGACACCACTACAATTGCCGAGTTTTGCGTGTTCGCGTGTGATCATACAGGCGAACCCGGAAAATGCAGGCGATATCGTGGTGGGTGGCAGCAACGTGGTCGCTACTGTTGCGAGCCGTGTAGGGATCACGTTGTTCGCGTCGCAGTCGCAGGTTTTCAATATTACAAACGTCAACCAGCTTTGGGTTGACACAACTAACACAGGTGACAAATTCACTTACTACTATGAAAAATAAAAACATCATTGCATTATTACTAATAGTCGCGACGGTAGCACCGTGGGCGACTTTTGCACAAAACAGCTCGCTTTGGAAACTACAGACAAACAGACTGGCACCAGTCACAAATTCATGGGGTTTGCGCGTGCCATCATTAACCAGTTGTAGTGCACTGCAAACAGATGCAAGCGGTATCGTTTCGTGTGGTAGTGGTGGCGGATCAGGTACGGTGACCAGTGTCAACGTATCAGGTGGCACAACTGGTTTGACTACATCGGGCGGACCAGTGACCGCTAGTGGAACAATAACGCTTGCTGGTACCCTTGCAGTTGCAAACGGTGGAACCGGTGGAGCAAACGCAAGTGATGCGCGGACTAACCTTGGTTTGGTTATAGGTACAAACGTGCAGGCGTATGATGCAGAGCTTGCAGCAATTGCAGGACTTACAAGCGCAGCCAATAAACTTGCATACTTTACCGGATCAGGTACGGCAGCACTTGCAGATTTCACCGCGTTTGGTCGCTCGCTAGTTGACGACGCAGACGCTACAGCGGGCAGATCAACGCTTGGGCTAGTGATTGGAACTAATGTACAGGCGTGGGATGCTGATTTGGATACGTGGGCGGGTAAAACTGCACCATCAGGCACCGTTGTGGGTACCACAGACACGCAAACACTTACAAACAAAACATACACGGTTACTGATAACCTGTTCACGCTAGAGGATAACGCCGACAGTACACGAAAGGCGCAATTTAATACGTCGAGTATTTCAGCAAGTACAACGAGAACGCTATCATTGCCAAACGTATCAGACACAATCGTCGCACGATCGTCGACTGATACGCTTACAAACAAAACACTAGATATAGTCGGTGGATCAAACACAATATCAGGTTTGACCACTGGATCAATACCGTTTTCGAGCAGTACGACGTTGACGCAAGACAACGCCAGTCTATTTTTTGACGATACAAACAACCGATTGGGGCTATTGACCACAGCGCCGACTAATACACTGACCCTTGGATCAACATCGACTGGATACGCTCACTACAATACAGCGGATCAGACAACAAACTACGAGCGTATAACTGGAACATGGTCGGGTAACGTGTATACAGTACAACCATCTGCGCTTGGTTCTGGTGTTGTTCGTCCAATACGTTTTGGAAACACATACTATTTCCAGAGTAATACACCTGCAGGTACAGGTACACCAAAGCTATCTATATTTGGATCAGGTAACACATCAGCAAACTTCTTGGATGTTACAGGTCCTACGCTCACAGGTTCAAGTGGTACACAGTACTTTGTTAACCAGACAGGTACACTCAATCAGACAGGTACAGCAGGGTATACAGCATGGTTCATGAACATGACCGAAACAGGTACAGGTTCAGGCACAAAAATGCTTGTTGATCTTCAAACAGGTAGCTCATCAAAGTTCAGCGTAACAAACACAGGTGTTACGACAGTAGCTGCGGTTGGGACAGGAGCCGGTAGTGTGGTTAGTGTAGACGGTACACAGACACTGACAAATAAGACACTGACAGCGCCTAGAATTGCAAACGCTGGATTCATTGCAGATGCCAATGGTAACGAACAAACTATCTATACGACCACAGAATCGGCGGTAAACGAGATCACACAGGCAAATGCAGCAACAGGGGCAAACCCACGCATTTCAGCAACTGGAGGTGATAAGGATGTAGGATTCGATTTCCTGACAAAGGGACTCGGAGCATTCAATATATTGGGTAACAGCACACAGCCTGGAGAATTGCGACTCTATGAAGATACAGACAACGGAACCAATTACACAGAATTGAAAGTTGGAACACAGTCTGCAAATGTGGCGTATACACTACCAACTGCAGTACCTGCTTCAAATGGTTACTCTCTAACAGCTGATACTAGCGGTGTGATGTCATGGACTAACGTCGCAGGAAGTGCACCAGCGCTATCGAGTATTACAGCAGCAACGGCAACAAATACCATCGACAACCTGGATTTTGCGCAAACATGGAACTGGAGCACGGCAGACACGGAAAACCCTCTAACAATTGCCGGAGCTGCTTTGACTACTGGGAATTTGCTTACTATGACGGCAAACGCTTTGACTAGTGGTGACATTTTCAATATATCAAGTTCGACGACAGCGCTAGATAGTGCAAATGGTTATTTGTTTAGAGTGGCAGCAACAGGAGCACCGGCGTCGTCGTGGACTGGTCAGCTTGCAGCAATTGAGTACACAACATCAACAGATGCAGATATCGACGGTAATGCTTTGAGGGTTGGGATCACAGGCGCAGGATCGGGCGATGGTACTGCTTTGAATATAACAAACGCGCAAACAGGTACTAGTGCTTATACATTCAAGGCAAACGACGACGGTACATATGCAGATAGTTCGGCAATTGTCATGGATCGTCAAGGTTTTATGGGTATTTCGGCACCGAGTAACGCGCCAACAACATTGTTATATATTGGCAATACAGGTGTTACAAGTGGTAACGTCATATCATTGCAAGACGCAAACGGATTGTGTGTGAACAATCCAACAACATCGGGAACAGGCTGGTCGTGTAGTTCTGATCGACGTTTGAAAAATAATATTTCACCGCTAAAAAACCCACTATCGGTTATTCTGAAATTGAAACCAGTCAACTATCATGTGATTGCAAACAAAGACAAAAGCATCGAAACCGGATTTATAGCGCAGGACGTACAGACAGCACTACCGGAGGCGGTCAGCGTAGTGGATCAGTCAAACGGATATTTGGGTGTTGATACGTCAAAGTTTATACCGTACATCATTGCGGCAATTAAAGAGCAGCACAGTTTGTTTACTGGAATATTTAAGACACTACAAACTGAAAAGGTAAAAACACACGAGGTTTGTTTGACTGATAAAAAAAGCTGGTCAGGCGAAACGTGTTTGACCGCCGACGATATTCGCGAACTAAAAGAGTTGATCGAACTGAAAAAGAAATTGATAAAATAATATGGTAATATTAGTGACATATGCAAAGTTACTTTTTGTCACTAATAAAATCTATTTGTACGCAAGAAATAATAGCGAAATGTGCCGCGTCAGCTTTGCTGATATCGGCGCATTTCCTATTTGATCAGGCAATGTATCAGGCAATGTTGTCGTTGCTGATACTAATTGTGTTTGACTACATAACGGCAATGTATGTGGTTGTTAAAACAAAAAAGCCTATCACAAGCAAACAAACATTTAGAACGCCATACAAAATAGTGATATATTTTGTACTGATAGCAGCCGGAAACCTTGCAGAAAATTCGTTACCAACAATATTGGATTTTATTGACGAAACGATCACGGCGTTTCTGGTACTAACAGAATTGATATCAGTGATAGAAAACGCGGGCAAACTAGGGTATCCAGTACCAAAAAGATTATTAAACAAATTGCACGAGTTGCAGGCTGAAAAGTAGCACTAGTAATATTATAATGTTATTATATATTCACATATGGAGACAACAAAAAAACTAACCGAAAAAATGCGCGACGATATCATTGCATCATTTGAGAGTACAGGAATAAAAGATTTTATCGCAAACGTAAAAGCAGCAAAGTCAGAAGACGTGGGAACTTTTGAAATGGTTATAACTACAGAAAACACAGATCGAATGGGTGAGGTTATTTTGGCAAGTGGTTGGGACTTTGAACACTACATGAAAAATCCGATTGTTCTATGGGGTCACGATTACCATCAGTTACCTGTGGGGGTTACTGAAACGCTAGAAAAGACAGCGGACGGCAAAACTGTCGCGCGCGGTCGTTTTGCATCGCATGAATTTGCGCAAGAGGTACGCAAACTATACGATGCAGGGATCATGTCAGCATCATCGGTCGGGTTTATTGCAAAGGAATACAACGGCAACACTATCACGAAAGCAGAATTGTTGGAATGGTCATTCGTTACCGTGCCAGCTAATCCATACGCTTTGACCTTGCTCGCTGGTAGCAGTATTTCAATCAACGAAATGATCACCAAAGGATTTTTGGGAGTAAAGGAGGCAGAGCCAGTTATCAACACGCCTGTCACTGAAACTGTGGATAATGTGGATAACACAGAGGTAGTTACAGAAACGCCAGCTGATCCAGTTGCAGAAGTGGTTGAGAATACCGAAACAGTGGTTGACGAACAGCCAACAGACACTACACCGCCAGGAGATAGCGACGTCGAAAAAGCATTATCACAGATACAATCAGCATTTTCTGTATTGGAGAAACACATCAAAAGTGGATCGGAGTACAGAGGAGCGCAGCCAACTGTGATTGAGGACAGCGCAGCCGTTGCAGGGTTTACGGACTATGCAAAAGGGCGCAAAATCTTACAGGATGCGGCGACAGTTCTATGTGATGTTTTATCGCAAGCGCGTCACATGAAAAAATAATAGCTTGCGAAACGATAATTTTTATACATAAAATTATGAATGAGAATGAAAAGTTGATGGCGGAGTTCAAATCAGTAGTGGACCAGTCAATCAAGGATAATGTGACCGAAATCGTAGGCAAGGAGGTTGCAGATCGTGTTCAGGAAGTTGTCGCTAAAATGCGTTTGGAGCGCGCCGTTACTGGTCGCGATGCAAGTGGATTGGATGACAATACAAAGATCGCGTTTGTCAAAGAATTGTCAAAGATGGTCAAGGGCGAAAAGGCTGCACTTTTGACTAGTTCAGATACAGCAGGTGGATACTTGGTACCACGTGACGTATATGCTGGTATTTTGCGTATTGCTGAAACTGTGGGGCTTGTTGCTCGCGACGCTCGACGTTTCACCATTACCGCAGGTGATACACTAGATGTACCACGCTATACCGGAGCTGCTTTGTCAGGTGAATATATTGGAGAGGACGAGGAGGCAGACGAAACAACCGTTACATTCGGAGATGCTCGCTTGTCACTTGCTACATGGTCATTGGTGATCCGCGTTGGAAACACAATGATCGCAGATGCAAACGTGAATGTTGCCGACTGGTTGCTATCATTGGCGGCAGAGGGGCTTGCATACCGTTTGGATAAAGAGGGATTTGTCGGAGGTACATTCGTTGGATCACCGTTCGTTGGACTTTTGCAGTCTACAGACGTGACTACACAGACAATGCGCACCGGTAAAACAACCTTTGACAGTTTCGATTTGGTAGAGGCGTCAGATGCTATCGGTGCGGTACCAACTGCAGCGCTATCAGATGCAGCGTTCTATTTCCATCGTACTGTGTGGGCTAAAATCCGTTCAAAGTCAACTAGTGGAGTATTCGAGTTTGCACAAACAAACATGATGATGCAGCTAAAGCGCGAAAACGGTATCCAGCCAGTAGGTGAAATTCTGGGATACCCTGTGTATACCACAGATGTATTGCCAGCTAACAGCACAACAGCAGTCAGTACAAAGTTCGGAGTATTCGGATCATTGTCAGCTGGTTTGCTTGTTGGTGAAAAGGGATCAATGGAGATCGCAAAGGCTGAAAGTGGTACCGTTGGTGGAAAGGAATTGTTCCGATCAAACCAGGTTGCGTATCGTTTCATTCACCGAAACGCGGTTACTGTTGGTTTGCCGAGTGCAATTGTCGCTATTAAGACCGCAGCAGCGTAATAATATATGTTGTTCAAGACACTAGCGGCAGTCAGTATCATGGGTACGCGCGTTGAAAAGGGTGTTGTATTAGATGTTCCGGCTGATGTAGCTACTGCATTCGGACCATCATATCTACAGCCAGTAGACGCGACAGCGCCAGTTATTGAGAGCGCGGAAGTTGTCAGCGACGATGTATCAACCGACGCGGACACAACTACAGAAACCGAGCCAGTAGACGCGCGCGCAGAGTTGGAGGCTTTGAAAGTCAACGAGTTGCGCGAGCGTTGTACAGCGGCAGGGCTATCGTCAGAGGGTAACAAAACCGATTTGATCGATAGATTACTACTAGCTAATGACGAAATATAATATATGAAGATTTACGACAATGTTGCAGTAGTCACATCATTGGTACCAGCGGTCCGTACAACAGACACAACCGGTACTAGTGTTATTGACACACAGGGTTATCGTGATGGTATGCTTTGTGTAGTTGCCGGCGCTATCGCTACAACAGCCACAGACGTGTATACTGTCACAGTAAAGGAATGTGATACGAGTACAGGAACATTTGTGACAACAGGTGTATCAGTACAGTTCACAGGACTAGAGGACAACACAACAAAGGTTGCACGCCTTGCTGGTTTGAATACATTGCGCAAGCGATTTATGCGAGCCGACTTGACCTGTACAGGTACAACACTATCATTCGCTGGTGGTGCATCGCTTGTTTTGGGTGAAAAAGACGAGGGACCAGTCAATTCATAATCCACTATGATTTCATACGCACTTACTACCAACACTAGGATCAAATCACGTTTGCAGATAACTACAACGAGTTTTGACGATGTAATCAATACGATGATCGCAGCAGCGACAGCACGTATTGAGGGTATCACTGGGCGTCGCTTTGCATCGACAGTTTATACAAACGAACTGTACGACGGATCAGACGAATATGGTAATCGCAAAACGATCACCATACTGAAAGAGGCACCAGTCACTAGTTTTGGTAGTATTGCGTATAAATCAGGTTCAAATAGTAACCCTATTTGGACCACAATGTCAGCTGATAGCTATGACGTATCGCTACAAGATGGAATAATATATACCAGTATGCCGAGTGGAATACAAAACATTCGGGTCGTTTACACAGCAGGTTACGCGATAAATTTCACCGATCCATATACCGCCGGATCACACGCGTTGCCTTTTGAAATAACGGAGGTATGCGAACGAATGGTAGTGAAAATGTTCAAAAAGCGCGACAGCGAGGGGCGCTCGCAGGAAAGTTTCGGCGACAGCAGTATCACCTGGGACAGTTCATATATCAGTGCAGAGGACATGACAACAATACTGGGATACACGCGAAATGATTTTATATGATCGAAATGACAATACACATCGAGGGATTGCAGGAATTGCGAGACAACTTTGCAAAGGCACCAGCAACCACTTTGAAGTATTTGCAGTGGGCGACGCAGAACGCTATCGGAGAGGTCGAAAACGAGGCAGTAGATCGCAATTTTCAGTTTGTGACGCCACGTATCGATCGATCAGGATTATTGCAGAGGTCGTTTGATTTTGGGCGTTGGTTTTCACCGGATAAATTGTCGGCGTCAATTGGTCCGACGGTCAACTATGCAGAGGCGGTTTATTTTGGCAAGCGCGCAGGGCGTGCCAATTTCTATATGGAACGCATAGCGAACGCAGCGCAGGGACGTGTACAGGGTCATTTTCAGGATGCAGTTGATAAAATTACTGATACAATAGCAAATATATGAGCATATCAACAATCAAGGCAAATATCAAAACCAATTTGGATGATTTAGTCACGTCGGCGGTACTTGCCGGATGCAGTACCGCAGATATACGCAAAAACCAGTTGGGCGCAGACACGCCAGCATATCCGTGGGCGTACCTAATGCCGCCAGGAATGGAGAGCGAAACGAGCGACAGCCGCAGTAATTTGCGCACCTATACATTTGATATCGTGGTACTTTATAACGCAGAAGATTTGTTAGGGTCAGACAGTTTGGAAACTATGACCGAAAGCATACTAAACAAATTCGACAATGATCCAACGCTAGGCGGTGCAGCATTGGGTGGATTGTTGCCGGTTTCGAGTTCACCAGTACCAATGCAGCACAACGGAAAAGATTTGATCATGGTGGTGGTGACATTAAAAGCAAAAGAAGTGGTAACGCTTACATTTTCATAGTTTATGCAAACAGTAATAAAAAATGTTATAATGACGTCAGCAATGGTAAACAACAAACTACTGTATTCGTTTACTAATGCAAACACACCGATCGAGGTACCAGATGGCAAGGTCGACAAGACAGCCAAAAATTTATCAAACAAAAAAACAAACTAATTATATGAAATTTATAGGTAGACTATCAGACATTGGGATCAAAATTGAAACCACACGCGGTACGGCTGAAACATCGGCGACATTTTGGTTGCCGAAAATGTCATACAGCTATGACGACAAAATCGATGTAGTAACAGACGAAAGTTCTGTCGGTGTTATCGAGGATGCAACCGGATCACTATTGGTCGGACGTCACGGAGAGGGCGAGATCGAGGGAAAGATCGGTGACAAATCAATCGGTGTTTTGTTGCGCGCAGTTATGGGTACCGTTACCACTACCACAGGAGGTCAAACAAGTACATATGCGCACACATTCGCGGTCCAACAGGATGCACAGCACGACAGTATCACCATTTTTCAAGAGGATCCAAACCAGGATTATACATATGGTTTGGGAATGGTAGACAGTTTGGATTTTGATATATCGATCGGAGAGTTTGCAAAATTCACAGCTGGTTTTCGGTCCAAAGTTGGAGCGACAGCAACACATTCACCATCATACACAGCAGAAAACAACTTTTTGCCACAGCACGGCGTGATCAAGCTGGCTAGTACACAGGCAGGACTAGGCGCCGGTACTGAATTGGTAGCAAAGTCAATCAAGCTATCAATCAACAACAATGTCGAGGATGATATGAAACTGGGATCATTGGACCCGGTGGATATCCTAAACAAACAGTTTTCTGTTGAGGGTCAGATCGAGGTTGTGTATAACGACATTACACAGAAAACAAACTTGCTCGCAAGTACAGCGCAGGCGATGCGTATCGAACTAACAAACACAGACGTGACTATCGGTTCAAGCCTAAACCCGAAACTTACAATTGACCTGTATTCGTTCAAGTGGTTGGAGTTCGATCGTGACTTTTCAAACGACGATATCGCAACGGTAGCGCTAAAATTCAAAGCATATTATTCACTAACTAGCAGTGCAATGATGCAAATTGTACTGGTTAACGGTCAATCATCATACTAATATGAACAACGCGGACACAACAACAAGGGAAAACAAAACTATTACCATCGGAGCGCATACCGTTATTGTGAAAACATACGCAACTGCTCGCGAGGTAAAGGAGATCGCGCAGGCGGTATATCGTGGCGCAAAAATGGAGATGGTCGGCGACAAGCCAAAGATCAGTGATTTTAATTTTGCCGCAACCGACGAAGTAGAAAAAGAAATGATCACACAGCTAGTTATCAGCGCAAACGGAGTGACTGCAAATATTGCTGATTACGTTTTGGATAACTGGAAAAATGACGACTATACTGCACTGATTGAGGTACTAGACGATTTGACTGGTAAAAAAAAATAGAAAATGCGGTCAATGCTTACAGCATGGAGCGTATAAATGACGACATGTTGATTGTCGTTATTTGCCAGGAATACGGCTGGACGTATGAACAATATATGTCGCAGCCTTTTTGGTTTATACGTTTGGTCCAGGAAAAAATGAGCCGTGACAGCAAGGAGCGAAACCGTGCAAATAAAAAAGCGGGTGGCAGTCGGTGGTAGTCAGTGATACAATGCAATTATATGGCACGCGAAACAAAACTATCAATAGTAGTGGATGCGCAAGATAAAACCAAAGCGGCGTTTTCGGCTATAGAAACCGGACTGAAAAAAACAGGATCACGTTTATCGTCGGTCACTGATCGTATGCAATCAATCGGAACAACTGGGGCGATCGGATTTGCTGCAGCAACGGCGGCGGTTGTTTCATTTGTAAAGGCAGGGGCAAAATTTGAGCAGACAACGGCGGCGTTCACGACAATGCTCGGTAGTGCCGACAAAGCAAAAACATTACTAAAAGAGTTGAACGCATTCGCAGCCAGTACACCGTTTGAGTTGCCAGAGCTAGAGGGCGCCAGCAAAAGCCTTTTGGCGTTTGGTATATCAGCAAAGGATATAGTACCGACAATGCGAAAACTGGGTGACGTTGCCAGTGGTTTGAATATACCGATCGGCGAACTGTCGGAGATATACGGAAAAGCGCGCGTTTCTGGTCGTTTGTTTGCAGAGGATATCAACCAGTTGACCGGACGTGGTATACCGATCATTGCAGAACTAGCGAAACAGTTCGGCGTTGCAGAGGGTCAAGTCAAAACGCTTGTCGAGGATGGCGTCGTCGGGTTCAACAATTTGGAGGTTGCGATCGAGTCCATGACCGCGCAAGGTGGTATCTTTTTTGGAGGTATGGAGGCGCAATCAAAAACGCTTACTGGTTTAATGTCGACATTATCGGATGCGTTCGGCGCTACATCGCGAACGATCGGCGAACAGTTGGTCCCCATAGTCAAACCGTTAATCGAAAAACTGATCGAGGTTGGCAATGCGATTGGATCATGGGCGGCAGCGCATCCAAAATTGACCAGCTATATTGTGATTGCCGTCGTTGCAATTACTGGACTGATCGCACTAATGGCACCGCTCGCGCTTGGAATTATGGGCGTGGTGACCGTTTTTGGAACACTGGGCACTATCATGGGCGTGACGAGTGGAATTGCGGCAGTATCGTCGCTTGGAATAATTGCGGCGATTGCTGGAATTGGATACATTGCAATCAAGATCGGTCAAATTTGGAATGCGTTCAAAAATGATTGGGACAATATTTGGTTGGGGCTTGCAATCATTGTTGCGGAGGCAATCAACGGAATGATCGGCAACGTCGAAAGTTTCGTCAACTTTTTTGTGAAAGGTTTTAACGTGGTTATCAACGCAATCAACAGCGCCATATCGGCAATGTCACGAGTTCCAGGAATGAAAGGAATATCGAGTTTTCAGATCAGTCAAATCCAGGATGTAAAACTGGGGCGCATCGATACCGATGCTATTGCGGCGGATCAGATCAGGCGCAACAACGAGGTTCGCGGTGGTACTACTGTCGTTATACAGGGCAATACATTATTGGATAATCAGGCAGCTGAAAAGATGGGCGATATGCTGATCAAACAGCTGAAACTGTCGTCAGCGATATAATATGTCGGTAACTATAACCATCGCAGGAGTTGATCGCACCAGTTCCGTTGTATTCGGGTCATTTCGACGTATCGACAATATCAATCAGCAGGTCGACACGTTACAGTTTACGGTCAACAAATACGGTTCGAGTAGCTTTGCGCCGGCGGTAAACAGCGAGGTTGTCGTCACCAATGGAGCAACAACGGTGTTCGGTGGCGTTATTATACGCGTTACAGAGGAACAGGACGGCGCGCACGTTCTGAATTACGCCGTTGAGTGTGCAGATTATTCGCAGTATTTGAAACGGAAACTAGTTACAGAGCGATATACCAACATGACCGCGGCGGCTATTATTTCGGATATAATAACCGACTATGCTAGCGATTTCACTGTGGTGAATGTTGCAACCGGTCCAACTATCAAAAGTATATCGTTTTCACGTTTGACAGTTGCGCAATCACTGCAAAAAATAGCGGATGCGATAGGTTACGTGTGGTATGTCGACTATAAAAAAGATATCCACTTTTTTGCAAAAACGACAGAGTTGTCACCAGTCAACATATCAGACACAAGCGGCAATTATATATATAACAGTTTGAATATAACAGAGGATTTGACGCAGTTGCGCAATAAAATCACGGTGCAGGGTGGCGATGCGATCAGTAGCGCGACACGTACTGAAACATTTACAGGAGACGCAACAAAGGTGCAATTTGCGCTTGCTAACAAGTTTTCAGAAACGCCAGTCGTTGTTGTTGGTGGAGTAACTAAAACTGTCGGTACTGAATATTTGAGCGACGACGCAAGTTTCCAATGTCAGTGGAACTTTAACGAAAAATATATCAGGTTTACGGCTGGCAATACACCAGGATCAGGTGCATCAATTACTGTCACGGCAAAATATAGGTACCCGATCGTTGTATCGGTACCGTCAGCGGCAAGTATCGCGGAGTTTGGTACATACGAGTTTGCTATCACCGACAAAACAATATTGAGCCAGCAGGAGGCAATCGACCGAGGATATGCGGAGCTAGTCAGCTATCAAAACGAGTTGCACGACGGCAGTTTCAGGACATACGAGGACGGTATCAGGAGCGGGCAGACGTTGACCATCAACAGCACTTTGCGAAATAAAAGTATTACCGTGGTGGTCCAAAGTGTGACAATGGTAATGCGCGATCCACTAGGTACTAGCTTTGAGTATAACGTCAGGTTTGCAACGCTGAAAAACGTCGGGATCATAGAGTTTTTGCAGCGACAATTGAGGGCAAACGATATCATTGTCGATGCCGACGATACTTTGTTGAATTTGTACCCCTTTACAGACAGCGCAGCAACATCAGACAGTATTGCAACGCCTACATTCACAACTGGTCCGTATAAATACGGTGCAGACGCAAACGCAGCAATTTGTGGATATTCTACCTATGAATAATCGACTGTGCTACAATGCAAGTATATGGAAAAATTAAAAGTAGGCGCGGACGGTCCGGGAATAGTCGGACAGCTAGTGATCAAAAAATACCGTGACGGTGTTTTGATTTCAGAAAGTGACCCTGTGTATAACAAAGTGGTTACCAGTAGCGGATATGGTCGCAATTTGATTTGTCGACGTTTGGCGGGTGATACAACGTATGGTATAGAGATCGACAGTGCAGCGATTGGCGACAGCACGACGGCACCAGCAGACGCGCAAACAGGTTTGATTTCGCCACTGGTTTCAAGTATACCGATCACAAACAAAACAGTTGCGGACAATGTTTTGACCGTCGACGTGTTTGTTGCCGATGGCAATCTACCCGACGACAGCTATTCGGAATTTGGGCTATTCATTGGCGGTCGCATGTTCTCGCGTGTTATAATTTCACCGACGTATACAAAAGGACCAGGCGAAGACACTTTATTCACGTATACACTAACTATCACAGGCTAATTATATGCAATCACCAACAAGAGCAGCGGGCGATACTTTTCTCGCAACAGATCACAATCAATTGCGCGACGATGCGTATTTGGCGTCGATGTTACGAGCGCGCCAGCAGGACACGCCAGGTTTGACGCTATACGTTGAGCCGGGACACGTGTACATCAATGGCGCACGTGTAGCATATGCAGGCGGTAGCAGTCCAACATTTACAGCACCAGCAGCAAATCCGCGTATTGATATTTTGTCTATGAATAGTTCGGGCACGCTAGTCAGGACAGCAGGGACAGAGGCGGCAAGTCCAGTGGCGCCAACATACCCGGACGGTAATTTCTATATATGCGAGGTATACAACCGCGTCGGTCAAACCATCGTATATACGACAGATCAGGCGTCAAATGGTTATATTAGCAAAGATTTGCGCCCTATATTTGAAGTTCCAAAGTTTCCAGTGGTCAATCTATTTGATACACCGGGTACATTACGAGGTGACAGCACAACGCAGTTTGATATCACACTGGTTTCAGGTACAACATACCGGTACACATGGGACACAACCGGAACAAATCCATCAATATCGTCAGGCACAATGCCGATCGGTAGCGTTGTATCAATCCACAGCCCGAATTTTAACGCAGCAAACAATGGCGTGTTTGTTGTCACTGGTGTTGCATCAGGATATTTTGAGGTTACAAACGCAAGCGGTGTGGCAGAGAATAATAAAACACTATCGACTGGATCACTAGTAACTGGATCATCGTCGTATGTATGGACTAAATCACCATTTTTGAAATATATCAGATTGCGAATACAGGGACCAGGAAACAAAGGAGGTGTTGGTACATCGGGGGGTAGTTCTACAACCACAGGATCGGGGGGGTGGTGGCGGTGGATACACTGAAAAAATAATACCCGCATCGTCATTGTCGGCTACTGAATGTTATATGGTCGCACCAACGACAGGAACAACACAGCAGGCGCGATCGATATTTGGTCAAACATTAAAATATTATGCAGAGGGTGGCGGGGTTGCATCCGGCACCACACCGGGAACTGGTGGAACTGCAAGCGGTGGTGATTTTATTGTACCCGGAAAAACTGGGTATATGGGTGGTTCCGAGAGTTACGGATCGGGTAACAGCCCTTTACCATCAGGCGCCGGAGGTGATAGTGTCATGGGATTTGGAGGTGCGCCAGTCATAGCACTCGGTGATGGATTGGCAGCAACAGGGTACGGCGGCGGTGGTTCTGGTTCGTGTGGTGGTGGAACAAACCCCGGTGTTGGATACAAAGGATGTATAATACTA